ATGAAGTTTTAGATCAGGGAATATTTTATTGTTATGAAACCAACAAAGATAAAAGTTTTGATTCTGTGAATAAAAAAATAAATATATTTTTAAAGCTTGTGCGCGAGGGCAAATGGTTGATTCCCCAAGGCTGGAACGGTATAACCTCCCAAGCTATACGAGAAAAAGAAGAAACGTACGAAAAACAAAAACAGGAACAAATCATTCAAGACGGCAAAATAGCGCGCCAATTACACAGGGCAGTTACTACAGGCGCAGGGCTTGCAGGCTTTCGTCAAATGGCTATGCAACTTAGGGGGCAGGCACATGCTAACCCGTGAACAATGTCAAAAAATCCTTTTCAACATAGGTATTAAACTAGGGGTATCCCCTAAGTTAATAGCCATGCGCCTACTAAGCCCTGAGGATAAAGAGGATATGCTAAACGGCCTAATTCCTGAACCTGTGTTAGAATGTCATGTCAAAGCGTGGATTGATTCAGGAATGTGCAATCGCGTAGATGGCTCAAATTTGCCGTATAGGAAGAGTTTGGATTTACCCATGCAAAGGTATAGGGGATTAGGTAGGGAATAGCTCTAAAAACGATTTTAAAGGGGGTACAAGAGGAGATCTCCACAAAATCGATTCAGTGTTAGGGTTTGATACACGACTTCTAGGAATTGAAATTTAGTGGATTAAGGACGATTAAATGCAACAAGGTAAAGTGAAGTGGTTTTCAGAAGCTAAGGGTTTTGGGTTTATTGAATCCCAAGGCCGTGATTATTTTGTACATTACAAAGAAATTGTATGTGATGGATTTAAGACACTAAAAGAAGGGGATAAAGTATTATTTGAATCACAACTTACCCCCAAGGGCATTAGCGCAAAATCGGTTAAGCGAGAGAGCTAGGATTATAGAGCATATCAATACTTGCAATGAGTCCATACTCTAATGCCTCTATGCGCATTATTTTAAGCTTATCGTCTTGCTTTGCGGCCAGTATTTCCATTAAATCGCCATGAAATTGGCCTATTATTGCGCTAAGCTTACGCTGCATATCTTCTACTGTAATCTTGCTTTCGTTGTGCATTGCAACACCTGCATGTATCAAAGCGCGATTGATAATAACAGCGCCTTAATGGGTTATAATTCATCAAAAATTGATGGCCTTTTAACAAACATTTTAGTCTTTTAAGCATTCCTTGCTCCTGTTATGTTATCTTGCAATGTTACCCTATCATAGCTTGCTAGATATCTTCTACAAAAATCGGCAAAACTGTCGGCTGCAAAGGGGTGTATTGTTTCAGTACACGCCCAGCCTTCACCCTCTAAGCTATCAATTTCTATCTTAAAACCCTGTTGACTAGAAGGGCTCAGCCATACATCTAGGTCTTGTGCCATTAAATCGTACAGTGATATGTTCGAGATTGATTTCATTTTTTTATCTCCTTAGTCGTTATCAGGAAAACTGCGGCCCATTTTTTGGAGTCTGTCATATTCTTTCATATGGTGATTGTATAAATCTTCAATATAACCTTTAGCATCCTCAATCTTTTGATAACCGCCCCCAACAATTTTTAAGACTGGCATAGTGTATAAATCGTAAGGATTTAATACAAAGTAGGTTTGATGCATATATAGTATTTTGTAGTCTTTGATATCAGGCTTCATTTAAGATTTCTATCTTTATTTATTAGGACTTCAACAGTAATCAGATTTTTATAAAACATTTTTTTAATGGAAGTTGCTTCTTCTTGAGCTAATTTTGGCGCAATCCATTCCGTTCCGCTCCACCTACAGCCTAGAGCTTTTAATTTATCGCTTGCTATTAGATTTATCATTTTTATTTATCCTCTTAAAGTTGGTCGGGGTCATAACTTACGACTTTAGATCCATTAATCCATGCTACGCGCTTCGCTGCCTCTTCTTTATCATCATGGTCACTTTCTGGAATAAACTTACCATCTGGGTTGTAAAATCCAACCGTCCATAAATTTGGGTTTTTTTCTGTTAGAATATATACGTACATTTTTTATCCTCTTTAGTTAACAGGCAGTTTTTAGGCTGCCCCTTGATTTAAAATACTTGATATAAAACCAGTCCGGTTCTTTTATCAAATCCAATAACTTGTGTGCTATCTTCTAATTGCTCTAGTGACTCAAGATTATAGTTTTCTAATACATCCTTAAGGGGTTCTTCGCTGTATTCGCAGCATAAAGCTATAATATCCAGCTCTAGTGATTCTCCTGATTCTTCCTCGTAGGATTCCAAGTAATCGAATAGTGCTCGCTTGCCCTCATAGCTAAAATTTTCATTTCTATCCATTCTTACAAAAGCGTCACAAAATCCATAAAAGTTTATTGATTGATACATTTTTATTTCCTCAAAGTTTTAAACAGTTTATCAAACATTTTTCTTAGCCTCTTTACACGGGCTTTGTGTTCTTTGCGGTATCGCTTCATTCCTACACCCCCCCTAAACCCCTATTCTTTGTCTTGCCCAATTGGCATATAGTTTTAATTCTTGGCTATCAGGCTCTTTGCTATATTTAGATTCATAGCGAAATATTTTTAAAACTTGTGACATTTGAGAGTGGTATTTATCTCCCTCATGGTTGTCTAGCCATGTGGTTATAATGTTTATTAGTTTGGTATATTTCATCTTTATTTACCTCATGTTGTTAGTTGATAACATGCACTATAGCAACCATTGATATATATGTCAACACTTATTTTAATTTATTTTTATTGTGTGATTTTGACTCAAGCAAAATGTGTGCTATCTTTATTGCATATAACTTATTAATCACAGGGAGTGAGCGATATGAGACACGAGCGAACAGGCGTTACGGATTACAGCGAGGAACACGAGGATAACCACTATAATGGCGTGCCTTCAATGTATGGCAAGCTGGTCAATGAACAACAGCGTGAACAGCCTAAGTATTGTGAGCCTGGAGAGGCTGGCGGGGGCATGAGAGGCGAGAAAAGAAACGAGCAAGCAGGGCCTTAAATTGGTCAACGCTTAGACACTAAAAGGTAGATCATGCCATTTCAATTGTCCGAATTTAAACCAGAATACTGCGAGATAGCTACAAAGGTTCTTGCTAATGGAGAGAGCCTTGCAGCCATTTGCGACGAGCTTGATATATGCAGAGCTACTCTTTATAACTGGCGGGATGCACACCCTGAATTTGCCAATGCAATACGCAAAGGCTTACAGAAAGCTCAGCGCGACTGGGAACGCATTGGACGTGAAGGCGTTGTCGGTAACATTGACAAGTTTGCAGCATCTACTTGGATTTTTACTATGAAAAACCGCTTTCGTGACGATTACAAAGAGGAAAAGGCAGAACCTACACTCAATGAATCGCTCGTTGAAAAGCTTATTGATAAGTTGATTGAATAAGGTTTAGGGATAGTGCTGCGTTTTAACGCATACGATTGCCAAGGGCAATAGGTGCCTATCCCTTTTTTTACAAGGCATTACATGTCACAAGACAAACTCATACGCATACTTAAATCGCTCCCCCTTTTTGCTCAAAACTTTCTAGTCATTCACGATAAATCAGGCGCCACGCGCAAATTTGAATTTAACCGCGCTCAAAAGTATATTCACGAACGGCTTGAAGCGCAGTACAATGCTACTGGAAAGATACGTGCATTAATCCTTAAGGGCAGACAGCAAGGCGTATCAACCTACGTGCAAGCCCGATTTATCCACAAGATAGTTACCCGTCGCGGTAAAAAAGGTTTTATCCTCACCCATTCAGCCGATGCCACACGCGCAATATTCGGTATGACTAAACGTTATAGTGAACACCTACCTATGGAATTATTTCCACGACCTGATAAATGCAACGACAACACGCTTATGTACGACGGCATTGAATCAGGCTATCGTGTTGGCACAGCCGGCAATGCTGAGATAGGTCGCTCCATGACTAACCAGTATTTACATTTATCAGAGTATGCCTTTTACAAAGATGCTGCACGTATTAGCTTAGGATTAATGCAAACAGTTGCTGAAATGGGCGACACGGAAGTCATTAAAGAAAGTACCGCCAATGGGATTGATAACGATTTTTACAGTGACTGGCAAGAGGCAAAGAACGGAGCATCCCGATATCAAGCAATCTTTGTTCCATGGTATTGGCAAGATGAATATTGCATTGACGACCCTAACTTTAAGCCCATGGATGAGGAGATAGAATGGCTTGAGCAGTTCGGCTCTAACGGCTTAAAGCCCGGTCATTTAAATTGGAGGCGCATAAAGCTACAAGATTTTAAGGGAGATGCGGAGCAAAAATGGCGCAAGTTTAGGCAAGAGTATCCTTTTACAGACGTGGAAGCCTTTTTGTCATCTATTACGGATACCTTTATCCACGTTGACCATGTCATTAAAGCCCGAAAGACTAAGGTTGAATCGCAATCTAACTTAGTTATTGGTATCGATCCCGCTCGCATGGGCGATGATAGAACAGCAATCATACGACGTAAAGGCCGACGTGCATATAATCTGGAAACACATTACAATATAAACACCATGGAGTTGGTAGGCATTATAAAGCGCATGATAGACAAAGAACTGCCACGAAGGGTTTGTATTGACTCTATCGGCATAGGTGCCGGTGTTGTCGATAGATTGCACGAACTAGGCTATGGCATGGTTGAGGGCGTTAATGTAGCACGACGTGCACTAGAGCCTGATAAATATAAAAACCTGCGTGCTGAATTATGGGATGCAATGCGCGACTGGCTAACTCAAGAATTGCCTGTTGAAATACCCGACAGCGATGAACTGCAAACGGATTTAACATCCCTTGGCTATAAGTATGATTCATCCGACAGGCTATTGATTGAGGGCAAAGATGATGCTAAAAAACGCGGGCTTTTATCGCCTGATACAAGTGACGCATTAATGCTCACATTTTACGGGGGCGAGTATGTGAATGAGGGAGGGTATGAAGTGAAAAGGTTACCAGATAGCTATGCGGGTAGGTTAATATGATTCACTGGATTCAAAATATAAAGTCATTGTTGAGCCTTTCTAAGCGTATTGGAATTATTGAAAGTGAAATACAAGAGATGGAAGCGAAGCTTACGCAATCTGTTGTTCATTATTCCAAGGAATTTGAGGATAAAATACAACACATGGCTTTTGCATATACTAAAAACTTAGACGATACTAAGAGTGATTACTTAAAACGCTATTTAGAAGTGCGAATGAATTGTATGCAGGCTGAATTGTCGCAATTGCCACAAAAACTTCAAGCTATGCAGGGCGTAGTAGACAGGTTATTAACCCATATAGAAAACACAGAAGACGATTAAAAAAGATGTATTAAGTTAAGTATAGGATGTACTTAAAACAT